AGTGTACAAAACATTCAAAACGACCCTTGTTTGTGCTATAATATATTGATATGTTTTATCTGTTAAAAACACCAGTAAATACAAGGTTTATTGTCTAATCGTCAATAAATCCGTCAAAAATTCTAGCCGAAAATTTTAGACACACTATCATGTGCCTTTAATCTCATTTCATCGGTATAGTGAATGTATGTGTTGATGACTGTATCAACAGTATCACCTAATAAGGATGCTACTGTTTTGATGTCTACACCATTTGCTAATAGCCTTGTAGCATAGGTATGTCTTAAATCGTGGATTGATGTGTTTGGTAAATATCGTTTTATCATCACTGATACTGCACCAGTACCGCCAGTTGGATTGTTGAATAGATATAATCCACTGGTGGTATTTTTATATTCAAGCAATATATCAATCAGTATGGGTGGTATTGGTATTTTTCTGTAGCTGTTTTTTGTCTTTAGATTGCGGATCGCATATGTACTTTCGCCACTATATGCGAATTGTTTATTCACATCAATAATAGCGTTATCTAAATCTATATCATCCCATGTAAGGCCTAATATTTCGCCATACCTCATACCAGTATAAGCAGCAATGGAACACACGATATAGTATTTGTAGTTATGGCCTTTTAATGATGTTAATAGGTGTGTTACATCATCTTCGTTTATAGCATTGATTTTAGCTGTTTGCGTTTTATGTAGCCGCTTAATGTTCTTACACGGACTACTATTGATAATCCTATATGGTGATACTGCATAAGCGAATACCTTTGTTATAATCGTTATGCACATATTCTTACTGGCTATTGATTGTTGTAAATCATTAATTACTTTCCGAATTTGTATTTCAGAAATATCTTTTACTTTCATATTGAATAGCGTGTTGAATTTCTGAAATGCATTGTCATATGCTTTGAACGTAGCATATACATTTGCTTTGTTTTCATTTGTATATATCTTGTAAAACTCAATAAGCGTTATATCTTTTAGACTATCATCAAGTGGACTGGTGATAGTCTTTTTTAGGTTATCGACTATTTCTTGGCCATAAAGTTTGGCTTCTCTTTGTGTGGCAAAACCCTGTTTGGATTTCTGTTTCCATTTATAGCCGTCTTTGTAGCTAACTATAATTTGATAGCCTTTATCCTTTTTTCTGATAGTGAAATTGTACTGCATAATTCACCTCATATGATGTGAGTGTAAAAGTTAATACCCTCTACATCGTCAAATTGCCTTGCATGAGCCATACGCTCAATTAAATCAACGTGTGCCTGACTGTACATATCATCATTTAATATATGACCTATCTCATGTAATATTCCCTTACGTTGTACATCAATAGGTTTATCACTATTAACAAGAATGGTGTAAGTACCATCATCGTTTAGTTTTAATACCGCAGTTTGTGTTTTCCGTAGCTTTATATATATCAAATTGATGTTCATACTATCATCCCCTTATAGGGTTATTGTACAAAGTAGTATGTGTATAAAATTTCTCATACGTTAGTTGATTAATGATCTTAAATTGATATTAGAAATACTACTTTCGATATCCATTAATTTAAAATTAATGCTATCTAAATATTGATTGATAGATGCTATGTTGCTTGTATTCGTTGCTACATTATCTTTTAATGCATCAATATCAGATAAGTCATGATTTGATAATTCCTGTTCGATTGTTTTAATCCTGTTATCTAAATTATTGATTGTACTATCAGCATCTAAATTAGCAATAGTATGTGATAGTCTATCTATCTTCATTGTTAAATTATAGGTATAAGCTGCTTGACCTATAACAACTAAAATTAGAATGATTAATAGTGCATATCCTTTTTTATTCATAGTGAATTCCTTTTTAATAATTGATTTTATCGTGGGTAATTAAAATACATGTGATAAGATTTATAGAATATATACATTGCTACTTGATATGAGGGAGAAAAAAGTATCGCTTTACCTGCAATGGAATTATCAAATTGATGTGATAATGGTTTGGAACTAAGCATATTACCATTAAAGTCATAAAAAACAAATGTATTAGCTTTCCATCTTACTCCAGTATCATTCGATACCTCTTTAACTATCTCATCTACATCCTTATATTTATGGGACAGTTTTTCTATACTTCTTTCGTAATTGTAAAAAGAGGTTTGATTTGTTTCTACAATAATGTTTCGGTCATACCACACTGAATATATAGTAGCGTTAATAGCGTAATAAGGCGGATTATATCTTGTTACAGAAATTGCTGAATTATCTACGTATGCTTCACGTGTTTCATCCGAGTATACTAATTTGAATTGACTTGGATTATTACGGATTTCGTTTATAGAAATTGCATTGATATGTAACGGAATAAGTATCATGCAAATTAAAATTATCAACTTATTCATAGTTATTTGCCCTCTCTCTTTTTTAACATTTCAATTGTATTAAGAACAAAATCTATATCATCTTTTGACATGTCTTTACTAGCATCGAATAGTATGCGTAAATCTGGATTATCTTTAATCGCTTGTGCGTATTCTGACACAGATGGATCTAAATAATATGGTGCTTCAATTTCATCTTTTCCATATAGCGTATCAATATTTATATTAAAATAATCAGCTATGGCTTCTAATATTTCAAAACTAGGTTTTCTCCTACCTTGCTCGTACATACCTACTAGACTAGGTGATACATCTATATAGTTTGCCAATTCTTTTTGAGAGATTCCTTTTGATTTTCTTAATTCTATCAATCTTTTAGCAAATGTCATTTTTTACACCGCCTTATATAAATATATACTTCTATGCTTTCATTATCACACAAAGTGAAGAAAATTTCAATAAAAACTACACTTTAAGTGTTGACATATTTTTGATTATGTACTACACTATAAGTGTAGCAAGAAGAGAGGTGATGAAATATTGAATACAGATATTATCGCTACACGATTAGTAGAATTAAGAAATTCAAAAAATTTAACACAAAACGAACTAGCAATTAAAGTTGGTGTAGCACCTACATCGATTGCCATGTATGAAGCAGGGAAGCGAATTCCAAGAGATGAAGTAAAAATTAGATTGGCAAAAGTATTTGGGAAATCAGTGCAGTCAATTTTTTTTGCTAAGTAATTACACTTAGAGTGTAGGAAAGGATAAAATGCTAGTACAAAATCAAAATGATTTAAGAGTGGCAAACAGAATGTATGGACGAAAATTGCCTACATTCGGTTATGCAGGCCGTAACGATGAGTACGCACAATACTGGCGAAAACTCATCAAGAAAAAATGGCCGTTAAGAAACAAATCAAGATGGAATAAGAAAGTCATTCTATCTTGGGTAAAGTTAGCTAGAACTGCTGATTTACACGCAAGGAATGAAAAGCGATGGACAGTTTAGTTTATACAGTATCTGATGTAGCAAAACTTCTAAAATGTACCGAAACAAGCGTATACAACATGAGAGATAAAGGCACACTTCATCAATTAAAAGGAGTAGCTGGAGTTAGGTTCAGCAAAAAGGAAGTTGAAAGCCTTGTCGGACTTGATGATGAGTATACACCGATAGCATATCGGAAGCTGAAATGTGAGGTTGAGCAGTTAAAAACAGAAAATCAAAATTTGAAAAATAGCATTAAAAAAATCACTGGCGATTTGCTAGTGATAGTTGGAAAGGATTTGTAATGAAGTTTATTTGGTTAGTAAGAATTATATCCGTAATTCTTATATCTGGTTCAATGGGTTCTGTTGAACTAGAAAAAATAGATGGATATACAGGGTTTTTGCAAATTGCGTTAGGGGTAACGCTGTTAATCTTATCCAATTTCTGGGTAAGAGAAATAAAAAAAGCACGCTAGGCCGTAGGAAAGCAAGCGTGCTAGTAGAGAGTATGTCTTATATCTCTACTTGTATTTTAACACAAGGAGAAATTGAATGCCAAGTTTATACGAATTGAGTAAAGATTATAAAGAATTACAAGCAATGCTTGAAGTGGCGGAAACAGATGAGGATATGGAAGCAATTCAAAATACATTGGATATGTTTGATTGCAGCGTTGATGAAAAAATCGAAAATACTGCAATGTTTATCCGCAATCTAAAGGGCGATATTCAAGCGTTCAAAGATGAAGCGAAACGAATGCAGGCAAAAGCAAAAACGTTGGAAAACATGACTGAACGATTAAAGAACAATATTGATCACGTCATGAAAGAAAACCAACTAACAGAAAAGAAAGTTGGACAATTCAAATGTTACTACAAAGAAAGCGAAACAGTAGAGGTTGATGACTTGGATGCACTACCTGATGAGTTTAGAAAAGTAACCATTGCAGCTGACAAAGTAGCAATCAAGAAAGCAATTAAAGCAGAACAAGAAGTAACTGGTGCAAGAATTGAAAAGCACATGAATTTACAGATTGGTTAGGTGTGAATAATGAAAAGATATGAAAAACTAATAAACCTCAGAAAGGAATGTGGCTTTAACCAAGATGAAATGGCACGAATTATCGAAACAAGTAAAGTTACATATCTGTTTAAAGAAACAGGCAAAAGCAGATTTACTATAGATGAATGTTTTCAGATAGTAAATGCACTTTCCAATAATCTAAAAAAAGATTTAACAGTCGATGAAGTATTTAAATAAATTGGTTAGGTGAAACATGGAATTTATCGAAAAAATAGTAGCTATTCAGTCAGAATTAAAAGCACCTAAAGGGCAATACAATTCCTTTGGTAAATACAATTACCGCAGTTGCGAAGATATTTTAGAGGGGGTTAAACCTCTACTCACTAAACACGGATTGGTACTAACCATTCAAGATAGTATCGATTTAATCGGTGATAGGTTCTACGTTAAAGCAACCGCAACTATTACAGATGGGAAAGAGCAACTATCAACAAGTGCATACGCAAGAGAAAGCCTTGATAAAAAAGGTATGGATGCATCACAAGTAACTGGTGCTACATCTAGTTATGCTAGAAAGTATGCCCTTAATGGATTGCTGGCAATTGATGATACAAAAGATGCTGACACAATGGACAATAGCAAAAAGCCAGTACAACAAACGCAAGAAACTGTTTACAACTGGCAAACTCTAAAAGCTAGAGCCACACAAGGCGGTATTAGTGAAGATGATTTAGTCCGTTATGTAACGGAAACATTCAAAGTAAGTAAGCCGTCAGAACTAAAACAAGAGCATTACCAACAAGCATTTAATTGGGTTAATGCTCAAAGGTACGCTAAACGATGAAGTGGACAACAAATAACATCGAACTGTTACGTTCGCCACTAGGTGTAATGGTAGTGATACCAGCACCACATGACAATGACCTATCAAAGATTACTGCTGACAAAGAATACACAGTAGAAATCAAACGTAAAACTAAATCAAGAAGTCTAAATGCCAATTCTTATTGCTGGCTTATAGCACAGAAGATTGCAGTTGAGTTAAGCAAAAATAGCTACACAACAAAAGAAGATGTGTATAAGAAAGCAATAAAAGATTGTGGACATTTCACATATGTTCCAGTCCGAGAAGATGCGGTAGAACGCTACATAACGATATGGCAAGCACACGGAATAGGGTGGATAGCCGAAGATGCAGGCGAATGTAAAAGCCTACAAGGTTATCACAATGTTATGTGCTACCACGGAAGCAGCGTATATAACCAGCAAGAAATGGCAAGGTTAATTGATTGTCTAACAGATGAATGTAATCAACTGGGTATTCAGTTAGAACCTAGTGAATACATTCAATCGCTCATTGAGGGGTGGGGAGATGAACAACAGAAAGAAAAGGGATAACAAATTATATGCAGTAACACGAAAACAAGCCTATGAACGTGATAATGGCTTGTGCGTAATGTGCGGCAGTATGGCAAGCCAATGCCATCACATAGTATTTAGATCACAAGGTGGATTAAGCGATTTAAAAAATCTTGCTTGCTTATGCACCGATTGCCACTACCAGGCACATGGCGTGTTTGCAAAAGAGATAAGAAGAAACCTATTGAAGGAAGTAGAAAAGAGGACTGGAGAATATGAACGAATTAATCATGATTAGAGCATTTGTTGTAAATAGAATGGCGTATTATCAACAAGACCAAGCTGATAAGACATTTAATAGCCGAATAATCAGCGAATTAAATGCAATCCATGCAATGGTTGATAGCGTACTAGAGGCTGATGTAAGCACTGATAATCATGTGTTGGATTTGCTGGCAAATATTGCGACTGCTTATAAACCTAATCTTGCAGATGAAATCGAACGCAAATTGAATGAGGACTAGCTTATGGCAGAACGAAGAATGATGGCTAAAAGCATTATCAAGTCAGATCAATTTCTTGAAATGCCAATAAGTAGCCAACTGCTATATTTTCATCTTTTGCTAGATGCAGATGATGATGGATTTATCAATGCACCTAAATCTATTATGCGTGTGATAGGTGCTAAAGATGATGATATGAGAGTGTTACAAGCCAAAGGATACACCATTCCATTTGATAGTGGTGTGATTGTTATAAAACATTGGCGAATACACAATAGTTTGCGAAAAGATAGGTATAATCCTAATCCACAATTAGAAAATGAACGTAAGCAATTAATCATCAATGATAAAAAAGAATACGAATTGGCAACCACTTGGCAACCAACTGGCAACCAACTGGCAACCAATGGTTACCACAGTATAGGTAAGGATAGTATAGGTAAGGATAGTATAGGTAAGGATAGTATAGGTAGTGGCCGTGATAAATCACAGCCAACACGCACACATTTTATTCCACCTACGCTTGAAGAGGTAAAAGCATACTGCATTGAACGTAATAACAATATTGATGCTGAATACTTTATAGATTTTCAAGAGGCAAGAGGTTGGGTTCTATCTAATGGCAAGAAGATGAAAGACTGGAAAGCCACTATACGAACATGGGAGCGTAATAACTATAATCGCAACCATGTAAATAAGAATAGTAAAGATAATGCAATCAACGTTGTTAATAACTTGATGAGTAAATTAGGGGGTGATGGCAATGAACAATCAGCAACAGACACTGAAAGCACTATCGATGTTACAGCTAGCGTACACTACTGATATGTCAGAAGAACGCATGCTGTTGTATGTAAGAATGCTCGGTGATGTTAATCCCGTTACATTGGAGCAAGCAGTAGCTAATGTAATTAACAAATGTAAATTCTTACCTACCATTGCAGAGTTGAGAGAGGAATGTTCTGCATTAAGTGCGTACGTTAATGCACATGAGGAACTTCCAACTCCTCAAAGTGCATGGGAACGAGTGATTAAGTGTGCTAGTACATACGGATATGAACATGGATTAGAACACCTAGACGGCTTGACATTAAAATGTGCTAAATCTATATGGTCATCGTTTAATCCTCTAATGGGTGATGAATATAACGAGGCCTCTTGTAGGGCTCAATTCATCAAACAGTACGAACAAGAAGAAAAGAGAGAAATGCACAGGCAACGCATGGCGAACTCAATCAAGGATAATCACGTTCTATTAAAAGCTAGGGAGAAAGCAGAAAAAGAACAAGCAATGATCATGAGCGGTCAAAAGCAAATTGAAATGACACGTGCAGGCAACTTGGTCGAGGTAGCCAAAGAAACAAAGCCAGTAGATTTAAATGAAATACTAGACAATGCTGACATTCCCGAAAAGGGAAAAGCATTACTACGGCAGGCAATAGGGGGATAGCATGAAAGAACGAATTAAACAGTTTGAAGCTAGCGTGAACGTATCGTTCAATGTTAGTTTTACAGTCCTAGCAACTAGCGAGGAACAGGCTAGAGTGAAGATTGATAACCTACTTGAAATCATGCGTGATGAGGCAACAGTCGATTGCCACATTCACCCTAGCTACGATGTATACGTAGACGATTGCAAGGCTGAACTAAACCATCTTAGTTATTGGTGAGGAGAATAAATGCTAAGTAAAAAGCACAAAATGTCAATCCTAATCGAAATACCACTCAATGTGGAAACTGAGCAGGAAGCAACAGAGCAAATGTCAATGTTAATGCAAGCGAACGCAAAAGAGTTTGAGTGTATGCATGACATGATAAGAACATACAAAGGCAAGATTAATATTGAAAGGAAGTTAATTTAATGAATAGTGTACAAATTCTAGGTAATTTAGCACGTGATCCAGAATTACGTTTTACAAAAACAGGTAGAGCCGTAGCGACTTTCACAGTCGCAGCAACCAATACATATATTGATAGTGCAACCAACGAAACAAAAGAACAAACTGCTTTTATCAATTGCGTAGCATGGGGCAAAACTGGGGAAGCCGTTGGCAATTGCAAGAAAGGAGAGCGATTACTTGTAAATGGCCGTATTCAAACTAGGTCATACGATACGCAAGATGGGCAAAAACGATACGTTACGGAAGTAGTAGCCGATTTTATTGGTAGAAAGCTAGACAGTGAATTTGATAGCGGTAGTAACTTTGATAGTTTTGAACAACCGCAAAATGAAAACATTCCATTCTAATACATAGGGGAGTGGTGATATCAAATGAACGCACCATGTAAGGGGTGTACATATCGAGAAGTAGGATGTCATGTTAGATGCCCTATGTATCGAATGTACAAAAAACATAAAGAAAAAGAAATGAAGTGTAATGTGATGCGTAACGATACCGATACATACATAGTTAATAATGCAAAGAAAATTAGACATAAAATGCGTAAAGCTAAATATGGATGTAGCGTAAATGATTAGAGGTTAGGAGATGCACATGTGGGGATTATTTGATGATGGCAATGGCTGTTATCGTCAAGCGGTAGATGAATATAACATGAATATGGGGGGGCAGCACACAATAACATCAATAGGAATTGGTGATGCGTGTATCAATCAAGATTTAGCAATCAACACGTTACACAATCCAAGAGCATTATGGGAACAGTTGGACAAGCTAGATAGACCTGATGTTATTCTAGCTAGTCCACCATGTGAAAGCTGGAGTGTGGCAAGTGCTATGAAAGGTGGTAATGCGTGTTGGAAACAAGAAAAGGATATGACTATTAATCTATTCGGTGAATACGAACAGGGAAGTAAATTCACAATCAGAAATCAAGCTGATTATGAAAACTACCAATTCAAGTATGATAAGTCATTTCTAACACGTATCAATGGGGAAATGTGTATATACAACACATTAAAAATCATTGAGCGTTATCAACCTAAAGTATTCGTGATTGAAAACCCAGCATATGGGCGGATATGGGAATACATAGCAAGTGTAATAGGGTTCGATATCCCATATGAAAATCTAACCTATTACAACAACTATGATTACCCAGTAAAAAAACCAACAAAGTTTGGTAGCAACATTAATTTGAAATTGCTTAAAGATAATATAAAAAACCAAATCAAATTCAATAAGTTAAACACAAAGGGAATAAATCGATACAACATGAGGTCGCATATTCCGTTGGAGTTAGTAAAAGATATTTTAAAACGATGTGAACAATATGTAGAGGGGTGATGAAGATTGCCAATAAACAGTAAGCAAAAAGGAGCAAGAGGTGAACGTGAATTTGCTAGTCTATGTAAGGAACATGGATTTGATGTTCGTAGAACGCAACAATATTGTGGGAATACAGGTGATGCCAGCGATTGTGTTGGATTACCTAATATCCACATTGAAGTAAAGCGTGTGCAAGCATTAAATATCGATAAAGCAATGGCACAAGCAATTCACGATAGCGAACATAAAAACGTGATGCCAATCGTGGCACACAGGAAAAATAATGCCAAATGGTTAATCACCATGAGGGCAGATGATTGGTTCAAGATGTATAAAGAAAGTGGATTGAGTAATGGCAGTTAATACATCAACATATGGTATCCCGCACAATTGCAAGAATTGGCTAGCGTTAGCATCGGTAGTATGGGGCGAACTGGATATAAGCGAGGCCATACATATTGTTACTGACAAAGGCAGGGGATTGCCTACAAAAAGAAGCATACAAGATGAATTTGCATTGACTGATAAAGTAATTGCGTTATGCAAAAAAGGATTAACGAATAAACAAATTATGGCTGAGTTGAATATATCGAGCAATCGAGTTGTTAGAGCGAAGAATTGGGGAGAATGGAATAATGTTAGTGAAACTATTAAATGAATATGCACAACTACCAACTAGAGGTAGTAAGGGTGCAGCTGGATTAGACTTATATTGCCCTTTTCAGATTAAAGTACCTGCTGACAGTCAAAAGAAAATACCATTAGGGATAGCTGTAGAAATACCTAAAGGACATATGGGGCTATTAGTACCAAGAAGCAGCATGAGCAAAACACCACTACGATGTGCAAATAGCGTAGGGATTATCGATGCAGATTATAGAGGAGAATTAAGCATTGCATATGAAAACATATCTTGTAACGATTACACAATATTTAGAGGTGATCGCATCGCACAATTAATCATCGTACCAATCGCTATTGTAGATGTAGAAGAAGCACAAACACTCAGCGAAACAGAACGAGGTGCAGGCGGATATGGCAGTACTGGTAAATAAAAAAGACAGTAAATAGACAGAAAAGACAGTAAGTAGACAGTAGAAAGACAGTAAAAGGAGAAAACAAATATGAATAAATTAGTATTAGCAACAATGATTATGGGTACAATTGGCGGTAATGTATTAGCAAGCGGTGTTGTAACAGGCCCTGTAGAGCCTAACACGCAAGCACCAGTAGTAAGCGGTTATAATTCTGTAGCCGTAGGGGTAAATACAGTAGTTACAGGTACAAATTCAATTGCAATTGGCCGTGATAATAAAGTAACAGGAAATGATAGCGTTGTAATCGGTGGTGGTAACGGAACAATTGAAGCCGACCAAGCAAGCGTAATTGGGTACAACAACTATGTAGGCAACAATAAAGAACAAACTGTATTAGGTGCTAATAATACAGTGGATAACCAAGGTGCAATCGCGGTAGGAACGCACAGTGTAGTGCGTGGTATTGATGCAGTAGTCATCGGTAACAATGCATCAGCACCTGTTCAAAATTCCGTAGCGATTGGCACAAACAGTCAAACGGATAACCCTGTAGGTGTTAGACAAGTTGTATTGAATGGTGTAACTCACGTGTTCGCAGGTGAAAGTCCTAATAGCGTAGTATCCTTTGGCAGTAAGAAAAGCGATACATACAGTGGAATTAGCAACTACAACAGACAACTACATAATGTAAGTGCAGGCCGTGTAGACCCTAGCAGTTTAGATGCAGTTAATGGCAGTCAGTTATTCGCAGCATATGACGAGATTGAAACAAACGGCACACACATTGCGAAACTACAAAAGGATGTAAATTGTTTAGATAAACGAGTAACACGAAATACTACAAATATCTCTAATTTGACCTCTAAGGTGGATAATGGATTTACAACGATTAATAACACTCTAACCGCTACAAACGAGCGTGTGGGGCAAAATAGCCAAGCCATTTTAAACAATACGGATAGAATTAATAGCCATGAAACACGTATTACAGATTTAGAACGAAACACAGTAGGTCAAATCTCAAACGTGATGCATGAAGTAGCAAAAGCTGGTGCATCTAATGCTGCACTAAGTGCGTTGCACTATCTTGGCTATAATTCTGATGACAAACTAACATTTGCGGTAGGTTATGGACACTACAAAAACGCAAATGATGTGGCCCTCGGTATGTTCTATGCACCAACGGAACACGTTATGTTTAGCTTGGGTACTACATTAGCCAATAAGATGATTAATGCAGGTGTATCTTTTAGACTTGGTAAAGGTAGTGAATACGAAACCAACCATAAAGGCAAAATCAAACAACTTGAGGAATTGGTAAATCAATTAGTAGCGGAAGTTGAAGAATTGAAAGCTGGTAAATAATATGTGTACACCGATAGGATCATATAAAGGCGATGCAGAAAAACTACAAACGAAAAAAGCAACTAAATTTGCACAAGAGTTATTCTTCAATGCGATCATGGGTGTATCGATAGTAGTTTTGATATTTGGGTTTGTGATTTTAATTAAAGTGTTGATTGGATAAGATATAGGCGGTGAAATATCCGCCTTATCATAAGAGGTTGATATGTTAGGCTATAGCGGATATACAGAACATTCAGATTATTACATAGCACCTCATGATACATGGGAAAGTGCGTTTGAATTTCTAAAACAACTGGCTTGTGAAAGTGGCGATGATGAATTTTGCATCGGTGAGCTACATAAAGGAGCAGTGTTAAAGTTGAAACAAGTTGAATGGTACAAATGGAATGAAGATAAAGGAGAATGGGAGCATGAACGATAAACAATTTACAGATGAACTATTTAAACGCATGTATGATCTAGGGTATCGAAAAGCGGAAATTGAAGATGATACACTATTTTTCTTTGTCAATGAAAGAGATTGCCTATGTCCGTTTTCGCCACGTGTTCCAGTGAAATCTACATGCTTTGAAGAGAAAGACCAACTAATTAATATTGGCGAATATTTAGGTATTGTTGATTGGTCAAAAGTGGCAGTTGATACACCGATATTAGTTAGAAATGATGGGGTTGTGTGGATAAGAAGCTACTTTGCTGGATACAAAAGCGGAAAAGTGCGAACTTACTTTAATGGTGCTACATCGTGGAGTTCTGATGGCAGGGTGGTTAGTTGGGATTATGCAAAACTAGCAGAGGTATAAACATATGGCTGAAAATTTAATTACAATTGGAATGATATTAGGTGTTTCACCTTTTTTAGCAGCGATTTTAAGCGATGCCTTTGATACGTTTGAAGAGGGATGCGTGCGAATGTTATACATACAGGCGATAATTGGTATTGTGTTAATTATCTTTGGTGCTGGTGTTATGTTGGGTGGTGAGTAATATTTGAATGAACCGACAAAAAGTGAAAAGAGATTAATCAGTAGTGCTAGAAAATACCTTGAGCCTGTAAAGACAGTTGATGAACAAATAAAGTCGATTGCAAAAGAAATAGAGCAACTACGATGCAATATTACATCAATTAGCGCTATCGATTACTCAAAAGATAGAGTGAGCGGTGGCGGTGTTCCATGTGGGTTAGAAAATAGCGTAGCAAGGTTTATTGATACGGAAAAAGAACAACGCAGACGGATTGATGAATTGAGTGAGTACAAGTGCGATGTAATCAACACGATCAATAGTCTAAGTGAAGAAATAGGCGGCACAATGTTACGTTATGAATACCTGCTTGGAATGTCAGCCAAACAAGCACATTCAGTTTTTGAGAACCAATTCAATGAAAGACAGGCTATGAGGTACAAAGAAAAAGCATTGATTGAAATAGGCAGGTTAAAATGTCAGTAAATGTCATGAAATGTCAGTAAATGTCAGTATAAACACCTAAAAACATATAGTAGAATATAAGGTGTAAGAGTTGCCAATGAGCGATTCTAAAAATTAAATAGCAATTGAGGTGCGGTTTTATATTTTGTATTTGAAAATCAACGAGTATTGTTTCTAAGTCATTACAATCTATATTATTTTCTAATCGCACCGCACCTCTTATATTGCATTTTGTAAACTAATACCGCACATATAATCCTTTCCAATTATGCAATAACAACCAACTATACGTTTCATGAGATAAAACCTTAGGCTATATATATTACAAACTATCAGCGGTATTAGTTTAGAGAGTGCAATTGCATACTGAAAACTAAAGCTATATGTTCCATTGGGAACCGAGTATTGTGCGAGAGTTAGACATAGTGAGCTAACCATGATTACAATTCATATGCTCGTGTTGGTGAATAACCAACTATATAACTTTGGTTTTGAGTATGCAATAAAAATGAATAAAACTATCACATAATGAGGTATATCCACGGCGATATATCTCATTTTTTGTATAAAGTTATCAAAAAGGGAGAAGTGATGACTGATATATTGTGTTGTAAAAGCAAATGCTTAAACAACAAGAAAGGAAAATGTACGGCTAATGTCATTGAGTATGATGGATTATGCCAAACATACATTACACAGGGGAACGCAAGAAAAAGTGCATGCGGTTTGTGTGTTAGATCTAATGGAAAGCTAAAGCGGAAAGGTGGTGAAGTACTAAAATGATTAAAGCGATTAAACAATTCATTAAGGATAGAGCGTTGTTTAAACGTGCAGCACAAGATTTAGACAATAAAGACTTACAGGCAAAAGCAAAATATGCGTTTGAGCATAGAGACGATAACGTATTGAGCATTATTGATTGCCTAGCTATTGTGTGCGGGGTATTAATTATAGTCGGTATTGTGTGGTGCTTGATGTGAATTATCAACCAACGATAAAGAAACTACTCAAAGCATTACAAATAAACGGCAGGCGGTATGTAGTCGATGTACGGCAAACATGGAGTAAGTTTGATAAGCCTTGCAAGATATATATTGTCAGTCGAATGTATACAGAGGAAGAGTACAAACTAACATTCCCTCATAAGTACAAAAAAGGGAAAACGTTCAAGCAAGGACAACTCTATAAGAAAGAAAGTGAGTATAGCAGTACTAAGCAACATGAAGTACTGCTATTTTTAGTTAAGACATATAAAGGTGGTGATTGATATATGGCAGATGCTAACACCTTAACAGAAAAAGAACGTATATTTGCAGATGAGTATATCAAGACTACCAATGCAACACAGAGTGCTATTAAGGCTGGATATGCAGAAAAAAGTGCATCAAGCAAGGGAAGTCAGCTGTTAAGAAAAGTAAAGGTACGTAAATACATAGATGATGTAATGGAAAAGCGAAGTAAAAACACAATCGCAACTGCTGATGAAGTGTTGGAGTACCTAACCAAGGTTATGAATGGCGAAGAAAAAGATGCATTCGGTTTGGATGCCTCAATTGCAGATAGAACTAAAGCCGCCGAGTTGTTGGGTAAACGGCACATGCTATTTACTGAAAAGGTAAAACTAGATGCAGAAATAGAAATTGATATTTCCGACAGAATGAAACAAGCAAGGGTGAAATCAGATGAAGTACAACAAGGCACAACTGATTGATGCGTTGGGTTCGTTCACGCATGATCCATTAGGCTTTGTATATTTCGCATTCCCTTGGGGAAAAAAGAATACTATCCTTGAACGTTTCGATGGGCCAGATAAGTGGCAGATTAAAATCTTGAAAAAGATTAGTAAAGAACTAAAGAAAGGGAAAAGTCTTTCTAAAACAATACAAATTGCGATTGCATCTGGACATGGTATCGGAAAATCAACATTGGTATCATTTTTGATTTTATTTGCCATGGCTACTCACGAAAACACAAGAGGAGTAGTTACTGCTAATACAGAAAAGCAGTTAATATCTAAAACATGGCCAGAACTTAACAAATGGTACAACCTGTTTATAGGCAAGGAGCTATTCACCTACACCGCAACTGCATTGTTTAGTGCTGATAAAAAGTATGAAAAAACATGGCGGATAGATGCTATTCCGTGGAGCGAAAGTAATCCAGAAGCATTCGCAGGCTTGCACAATCAAGGGAATAGAATACTAATCATATTTGATGAAGCATCAGCTATATCTGATAGCATTTGGGAAGTAACAGAGGGTGCTTTAACGGATAAAGAAACAGAAATTATATGGTGTGCTTTTGGCAATCCTACACGAAACAGTGGCAGATTTAGAGAGTGTTTTAGAAAGTATCGTAAATATTGGTATACAGAACAAATTGACAGTCGAACTGTTAAAGTATCGAACAAAGCGAAATTACAAGAATGGGTTGATATTCATGGTGAGGATAGCGACTTTGTAAAAGTGCGTGTAAGAGGGATATTCCCTAGTGCATCGGATACACAATTCATATCCGCATCAATTGTAGATGAAGCACAGAAGCGAGTATACAAGGTAGGACAGTTTAATAACCTACCAACGATTATTGGTGTAGACCCTGCATGGACTGGTGGCGATACATTAGAAATTGTGATGCGTAATGGTTATTCCATGAAGTGCTTGGCCACTATTGAAAAGAATGACGATGATATGCGAATGGCTAACCTAATAGCACAATTTGAGGACGAGTACAAAGCCGATGCAGTATTCATAGACCAAGGTTACGGCACTGGTATTTATAGTATTGGCAAATCAATGGGTAGACGATGGCGGTTAGTTGCCTTTGGTGGTGCATCGCCTAACAATATGTACCTCAATATGAGAGCGTACATGTGGGGCGAGATGAAAGAATGGCTAAAAGAGGGCGGTTCAATTCCTAATGAACAGGGCTTGTATGATGACCTCGTAGGGCCAGAAGCGATCATTGATAAGAATGGCCGTATCCAACTTGAAAGCAAGAAAGATATGAAAGAACGTGGCTTACCATCACCGAATAAAGGCGATGCATTAGCCTTGACCTTTGCATTTAGGGTCACTAAAAAAGTAAATGGCAATCACAGAAGAGTAGCTAATACAGAGTACAAACCATTTGGGTAAAGGGGGAATGTGAATGTGTATGAAAGCTAAAACACCAGATATTAAGCAACCAGCACCATCGCCTACACCAGTTGCACAAACTGATGATATGGCACAAAAAAGGGATGAACAATGGTTCACAGACAAGAAACGCAAGAAAACTGGTTATGATAGTACCATCTTGGCTAGTGCGTTGAGTCAAGCCACAGGCAAAACAACATTAGGCGGTTAATATGAGTACTATCTTATCGAGCCTAGCAAGGCAACCTACAGAAAAACCTGTAACTAAACCAAAAGACTACAAGAAAATAAAAGCTAAATTCAATCAGATGTTCACCAATCGTCAAAAGTACGTTGAGAAATGGAAGATGATAAGAGATTATCAGTTGCCATTCCTTGGTGTATTCGATGGCGAACAAGACCAATCGAAACTATATACCGATAAAATCCTTACTGGAATAGCATGGGAAAGTTGCCAAATATTTGCTAGTGGTGTAATGAGTGGAATGACACCACCAAGCCGTAAATGGTTTAAGCTAACCATGGAAAATACCGACATGGCAGCAAATAGCGATGTAGCGAAAGTATTAGATGAACGTGAAGAAATATTGTATGCAGTATTTGCAAAATCCAATTTCTACAATGTGGTTCACCAAGTCTATATGGAACTACCATTCGGACAAGCGCCTATGTCAATCATGCCTGATGGTAAAGTTGGTGTACGTTTCACATCGTATCCAATTGGTACTTACGCATTAGAATGTAATGCTAATGGTGAGGTTAACACGTTTGGGCGGAAATATAACATGACTTGCGACCAACTCGTGGAAGAGTTTGGATATGATAACTGTACCGAAAAGATTAAAAATGCATACGATGACGGCAAGGGCAATGCATCTACATATACTGTTTGTTGGCTAGTGTGTGAAAACAAAGACCGCAACGGAAAACTTGGTAACAAGAACATGCCTTACTCCTCTATTTACTGGGTTGAGGGGAGTAGAGATGATGAAATCTTGCGACATAGTGGCTATGAAGAGTGGCCTATTCCGATTGCACGGCATACTACACATGATCTAAATGGTTATGGTAAAGGTAGTGCATGGTTCGCACAATCTGATGCAATGATGTTGCAGAAGTTAGAACTAGACCGACTGACCGCTATTGAGTTAGGTGTAAAACCACCAATGGCCGTTACATCCGATGTGATTGGTAGTGTATCGCTATTTCCTGGCGGTATAACAGAAGTCGATACAGGCGGTAAGGTTGAGCCTATCTTTAACGTAGGTATCAATCTTGATTGGATAATGCAACAAATCATTGAGGTTAAAGACAGTATCAAGCGTGCATATAGTGCTGACTTATTCCTTATGCTTGACAATATGGACAATGGACAAATGACGGCAAGGGAAGTCATGGAACGCACGCAAGAGAAACTGCAACAATTAGGGCCTGTAGTGGAACGGCTACTATCTGAATTTCTTAATCCGATTATCGAACGTACCTATGCGATATTAGATCGTGCAGGTGTGTTTCCGCCAATCGATGAAGCATTAGCGGAAGAGTTAAACGGCCAAGATGTCAAGATAGAGTACATTTCACCATTGGCACAGGCGCAGAAAGTATCTTCATTAACTTCAATCGAACAGTATTTTGCGTTCCTTATGTCATTAGCACAGGGCAATCCTAATATTCTACAAAAGTTTAACTTTGAAGAAGCAGCGGATTATTATGGTGTTAACCTCGGTGTACCTGCAAAAGTAATTGTATCCAACGATGAATATCAAGCTAAGATGGAAGAACAACAACAGGCACAACAAGAACAAGAGGAACAAGCACAAATGATGCAAGCAGCACAATTAGCACCTCAAATGGCTAGTGCAGCAAAACAAGCAACTGATGCAGCAAATGATGGAAACCCTGTAATGCAACAGTTAATGGGAATGGGGTACTAGATGAAACAAAAAAGAGATTATATGCGTGAGCGTGATATTGAAGCGCTAAACCACGTACTGAGTGATGAACTCGGTAGGTGGTTTTTTTATCGCATATTAGACCGAGCAAAACTGAATAGCCAGTCATTCACAGGCAACAGTACAACATTCTTTAATGAGGGAATGAGGGCTGTTGCTATTTTGTTACAAAACGATTTAGGGAAGATTGGCGATGGTGTAGAGGGTGTTAAGAAATACCACCTAGCACAAATAGAAAATATTCAAATGCAAAAGTATTTCAAGAGTTTAGAACAAAGCGAATTAGAGAAAGGTGAATAACCATGGATGAAAATTTAGAACAAGGCACAAACAATAACACGGATAGTGCAAATGGTGGTACACCACAGGACACGAACACACAAGACCAACAAAGTACGATTTTAGGCGGTGGCGGTGATACTAACACCGACCAACCTGCAGAACCTACTGTATATGATTTCTCAACTGCATTTGAGGGTGGCGAAGTCGACCAAACCATCGCAGATGAGTTTTCAAAAATGCTTAATGGTGTAGGTGCAACACAAGAGCAAGCATTACAGATGGCTAAGTTTGGCAATCAATATGCAACCAATCTTGTAACGGCTTACGAAAATCAAAAGCAAGAAGCGCTCAATGCACAATACAAAGGATATGCAGATAACGCTCGTGAGGTATTAGGGAGTAAATTCGATACTACTGTTAGCCAAGCGGCCGCAGGTGTTGAAGCAGTAGAAAAGACAATTCCTAATATCCGTGAAATCCTAGCTGAAAACGGCTTGGGTAATCGTGTAGAAGTAATTCAACTATTCGCACATATTGCTGGAATGGCAAGCGAAGATAGTAACGCAGGGAACAACAGACCTGCAAATAATCAATCTGACGAAGCTATTAGACGGAATATGTATCCGTCCATGTTTAAAGATTAAAGGAGATTAATTAATGGCTACAATTGGAACTAACAATCCTACATTATTGGATTTACAAACTCGTATGGATCCAAATGGTAAAATTGCACAAATCATTGAGCAATTGAACCAAACAAATGAAATCATTCAAGATATGACAATGATTGAATGTAACGATGGTACATCTAACAAAACAACTGTACGTACTGGATTACCATCCACTACATGGCGCATGTTGTATGGCGGTGTACAACCATCTAAATCCACTACCAAACAAATCACTGATACTTGTGGTATGTTGGAAGCATATTCCGAAGTGGATAAAGACTTGGTTAAACTTTCCAATGACCCTGTAGCGTTCCGTGCAACAGAAGATAGTGCATTTGTTGAAAGCATGGGTCAAGAAATCGCACGCACACTTTTCTATGGTGATGAAACTACACCTGAAAAATTTATCGGTTTATCCGCACGTTTCAATACATTGGATACTAAAAAAGCTGATTGCGCTAAAAACATTATTGATGCAGGTGGTACTGCTAACCTTGCCTCTATGTGGCTCGTAGGTTGGGGTCCTCTTACTGTACATGGTATTTATCCACGTGGCAGTCAAGGCGGTTTAGAACAAGAAGATTTAGGCGAAGTAACAGTTACTAAAGCTGATGGTTCTATGTTCCAAGGTTATCGTACTCATTTCAAACAAAACATCGGTTTATCCGTGCGTGATTGGAGATATGTAGTACGTATCGCTAATATCGATATGAAATCTATCAAAGAAGATATTTCCGCAGGCCCTAACTTGATTAACTTGATGATTCGTGCAGAAGAAAAAATGCAATCTCTCACAGGATGTAGACCAGTATGGTGCATGAACCAAGAATTGCGTACATTCTTACGCTTGCAAAAGAATAAAGTACATGGTTCTACTATCACAGAAGATATGGAAATGGGTAAAATGGTTACTCGTGCGAATGGTATTCCTGTTCGTAAAATTGATGCATTGCTTTCCACAGAAGCACGTGTTACTGCATAGTAGAGAGGAGAAAATACATGATTATCGATACTTTAAATACATTCCATTGGAAACGTGAATTATCTGGCAATGTCAGCTCCGATGTTATGGTTACTAGCGGTGATGCTGACCCTAACTTGTGGTTAGTGGTTCGTGTAGACAAAGCATTAACTGGTACTGCATTAATCAACGTATATACATCTGATACAGAAAACATCGCTAACCCTGTATTGTTGCATGGTATTACATTACCAGCCAATGCACCAGCTGGGTACGAATATAAAGTACGCTTGGCAAATGGTGTTAAACGTTATACACGTGCTAATGTCAACAATGCAACGGCTGGCACAATTTCTGTATTCTTAACTAGCGGTATCACTAGCAAATAGGGGGTAACATGGAATACATTGCAAAAGTAACTTTGTATCACAATACAAAGGGTTTAATTGAAGAAGGACAAACAGTAGAACTTACAAAAGAAGAAGTAGCTGAATATGACAAGGACTACTTCAAAGATTTGTTTGAAGCTGTAGGCGCAGAAGAAACCGAAGATGGCGAAGATAAGCCAAAGACTAAATCTAAAGGCAAGAAATCGGAAGAAACTGCAGAATAACAGAATGAGGGGTGCTTATGCATCCCTCTTTTTCACTATAAAAAGGGGGCAATATGACACCTACTGATATTTGCAACATGGCTTTGTCATTAATCAATGGCGGTAGGATATACGGCCTTGATGAAGAAACAGAAACGGCTAGACAATGCAGATTGCATTACGATGCAACACGCAAGATGCTACTTTCACAATATGAATGGAATTTTGCACGTAAGCGTGAAGAGTGCGTACTATCTGAGCATAAACTAGCTGGCTATGAATTTGTTTATGCGTATCCTGAAAAGTGCTTACGTATTTTAGGGGTTATTCCTAAAGGGGAACGATTTAAAGCGGAAAGCCAAAAGGAATATGATGTATTTACTTTTGATGACAACACAAAGTACATAGTAAGCGATGTACCGCTTGCGTATATTGATTATGTGTACGATGTGCAAGATATAGATATATTTAGTCCTGTATTTATTCAAGCATTGAAGTCTAAAATGGGTTCTGATTTAGCTATGCCATTAACTGGTAACAGTGGTTTATTCGACCAATGCTATAAACTCTATCAAGCAGCAACGCAAGAAGCCAAGAGTTTGAGTGCTAAAGAACGTAGGCAAGATATGCCATATATTTCTAACTATGTAAAAGCAAGGAGTTGGTAATCATGAAACCAATGTATATATCACAACTTGCATTTACAACTGGTGAGATTTCGCCTGATGTATCTAGGCGGTTTGACTTAGATCAGTTTAAAAGTGCGTTGCTATTAGCAGAAAATGCAGTCATCAGACCTTATGGCGCAGTAGCTAGACGGCAAGGTTCAGAGTATATAGGTCAAGTCAAAAACAAAGATAAGTCTACACGGCTATTTGAATTTACGGCTGAGAAGAATAAATCATTCCTGCTCGAAATCGGAGAACAGTATATCCGAGTGTGGCGAAATGGTATTTATACAGGTATTGAATTACAGACACCATTTGAAAGCGATGTAGTCGATAAATTGAACTGCATCCAAAGTGGTGATGTAATGTTCATTTGTAGTGGTAAATACCCTGTTAAAACGCTATCACGATATAGTGATACGGACTGGCGATTTGATACATATAAACTATCTGAGCAACCATACGGCGAAGTCAACATAGACAAAGAAAGTACTGTAATCTTAAATGGCGATACATTAACCGCCACAAAAGATATATTCAACGCTGATATGGTTCATTCTGTAATGCAGATTGAACATTATGTAAAAGCGATTATAACAAGTGAAACAGGAAAAGTGATAAAAGGCAGTTATGATGGTGATGATGAACGTATTCTTATGGCTGAAAATGAATACAACAACATCAATTATGATGTAGAACAATTCAGTAGTGATGATGATTTATCGTGGAAATTCACATCACATGGCACTTGGAATGGCACTGTTAAAATCCAAATCAGCAATGACAACGGCACTACATGGAAAGATTACAGGGTATATACATCCAACAATGACTACAACGTAACCGACACAGGCAAGGTTACACCTAGTGCTAAATTGAAAGTTGTATCTGATTTAAAAGGCGGTAGCGTTAATGTAGACTTATCATTCTTGCCACATTCTAATTATGGCGTAGTTGAAATTAAAGAATTTGTTGATAGTAAGCACGTTAAAGTAAATATATTGAATAGCGTTGTAGATAACGAAGCCACCTCTAAATTCAGATTTGGACAATGGGGAAAAGGCCTTGGTTATCCTCGTGTATGCACGTTTTACCAAGATAGGTTTATCCTAGCATCTAGCTTTCAATATCCTAACTACATATGGTTTAGTCGCACAGGCGATTATTCAAACTTTGGTGTAGAAAAGGTAGGCGGTACGATTACAGATGATAGTGCAATCACACTACCAGTAATTAATCGCAAAATGTATGACATTAGACACTTGATACCTGCTAATGACTTATTGATTTTGACGAGCGGTAACGAATGGATTATCGATGGTTCAAAAACTATCACACCTACTAACTGTAATCTACGCACACAAACCCAACGTGGTGCATCTGAATGTGAGCCACAGTACATAGGGAATAGATGCGTGTATGTACAGGCTAGAGGGTGCGTAGTACGTGATTTAGGGTATTCATATGAAAGCGATAACTACACAGGGGCTGACTTAACTCTATTTGTTAAGCATCTGACAAAGTACCGTAACTTTATTACGAGTGCTTATGCACAAGATCCAGATAGTATCGTTTACTATGTTACCGATGATGGCAATATCGATTGTCTAACTTACATACCAGAACAAAAGGTGTATGCATGGTCGCACTTCACCACAAAAGGCAAATACAAATATGCTGAGAGTGTAGCTGAGGGCGAACAAGACAGTTTGTATGTAATCGTTGAGCGTGATTTCAAAAGCGGTACAGTGATGTGTATTGAACGATTTGAGCCAATGTATAACGCTGATAATAACAACGTGTACATGGATTGCTATATTCGACAAACTAGCACAGAGAATATCAGCACTATCACAGTACCTCATCTGATTGGTGAGGATGTGCAAATCGTTGTAAATGGTAGGGAACGGCCAATCAAGGAAGTACCACCTACGGCAATTATTAATATCGATGGTGAGGCACAAAGCGTAGCCGTTGGTATTAACTACACTACACGATTACGTATTCCAAGTATTGAAATGCAAATACAAGATGGTACATTACAAGGCCGACTATTAACAATGAGTAGGCTATCACTCAATATCTTAAATTCATTCGGTGGCAAAATCGGAAGAAACTTCAACCATATGGATGATATTTCATTACCGCCACTCAAATTATATAGCGGTGATAAGGTGTGTATATTGCCAAAATTCGATGGAGTGTACTCAACCGATGCATCTGTATGCATTTTGCACGAAAAACCTTATCCATTTAACCTTTTAAGCGTTACAAGAGAAATAGAAATAGGTGGTGGTTTTCCAAATGTTACAGGACTTTAATATTTGCCCTGTAAGGCACACTTCATTAATTCATGACTTATATATCAACTTACGAGCCATAGACACCTTAGAGGTCAATATAGCGAACCAAAATTTTCCAAATTATGGAAAAAATGATTTCGTGAGAGATATATGCAGTGATGATTACGAAAACCACATTGTAATTGAGAATGATGTACCAATAGCCGTATATGGAATTTCAAAAAAGCCAATTAACGGAATGTACTGTATTTATTTCTTGGGAAACAAGATACTGGATACGAATTTGAAATTGCAAAAGGAATTTCTAAAACGAAGTAACGCAATCATAAAAGAGTGGTTATCCACTCATGAATGTTTATTCAATTTCATACATAAGAAAAATAACCGCTCGAAGCGATGGCTTACATCACTAGGGGCGGTTGTTCATTCTGATATTACACACAACGGAATGGAACTATTTACATTGAGAAAGGGGGATGCGAATGTGTAATCCTATTGCATTGATGGCAGGTCAATTGGTTACTACATTATGGGGCCAACACCAACAAACTAAAGCACAAACTGCAATGTACAATGCACAGGCACAAGCAGCGGAAGCTAATGCACGTATATCTGATAGGAAACAACAGGATATTGCCAATCAAGCACTACAAGAGCGAGATAAGATGGACAATAAAATGCGGTTGATTGCAGGTCAGAATACGGCAGAAGCAGGCGCTACAGGGTTATCCATGAGTGGTACACCATTACAATTAATGGCTAGTAGCTACGATGAATACAACAAGGATATTAACAATTGGGAAACTAGCAAAAACAATAGCATCTACAATGAATATCTTAATGGGGTTAATTATCGCAATGAAGCTAGTAGTGCAAGAGCGGCTGCATCTAATGCTAAAACGCAAGGGCGATTGCAAATGCTCGGTACTATCTTGAGTGGTGCATCTAGTATATATGGGATGAAACAACAATATGCAGGTGGTAAATACACAACTCAATATGGCGGTGATGTAAATGGTGTAACAGAAAGACCAGTTAAAACAGTTAAGAAAGTTTGGACTTTTAACGGCAGGTAACTATGAAATTAGTTAATTATGAACAAAATGAAAGATTGAATACAGTTAATGGTGAGTTTAGACCAACGATCAATGCGGAAGCATATGGTGTTAACCAAAACGGAATTAACACATTTGCAAAAGCATTGGATGATGCATCTAAAACTTGGCTTGAAATCGATAAACAAAAAGATTATATCAATGCTACAAATGCTATTAATGAATTTAATCAAAAAGTAACTGAATTAAAATTTGATAAAGATAAAGGGTTAATGTACCAAAAAGGTATGAATGCGCAAGGAATACTACCTACATACCTTGAAAGTACACAGAAATTCCAAAGCGAACTTGCTGCTAAATATAACTTACGTACAACTGATGCGGTAAACGCTTTCAATAAAGCGGTTGAAACATCAAAAACAAACGATTTAGATGGTATATCTAGGTACATGAGAGGTCAGTACGAGGATGCATTAAGCACTGCTACACAAAATCAAATCAATAACTTGAATAACAATCTGTTACAAACGAATGATGTTAATCAACAAATGAAAACATTAACATTAACAGGCGATTTAATAGAAGCAACTGGTAAGCAATTAGGGCTTGATGATGAACAAATAGCATCTAAAAAACAACAAAATTATGATCTTAATGCTAAAACCTTATTAGACAAAACTGTTGCTGATAATAATTCAGAAACATTGGATAAGCAGTTGACTGCATTAACTGGGCTTGCTAGTGAGAATGTATTAACACCATACAGGAAAATGTACCAACAAATGGGTATAAATAAAATCGCTAACAATGAAAACGATTTCGGCGCAATTCGATTGGCTGCAGGCGATGATGTAAATCGTGGTATGGACATTATGGGTTCACGTATACGTTCCCAAATGGAAGCTAAGAATAAGGAAGCCATGCAGTCAGGTGTTGGTGCTAATCAACATTTATGGAAGCTAGCACAATATGCACATAATAAGTATGGTATCAATACAGAAATTGCATATAGGCAGTTATATGCAGAGGGTACAGATGGTGGCGAACTTAGTAGATTAGCAAGAGAAAATCATAACTACGCAGGGCTAACTCAATCAGAGCCTAATGGAGAAGAGAACAAACAACCACCTGAAGATGGAACGAATTATTACAAAATGTATAATTCCGATGAAGAGTTTGTGGATGATTGGATTGAACACTACATAAAGCCAAATGGTGCAGTCAACGCACAGAGCGTAGAGGAATATGCTGACAAGCTAAAAGCAGGTGGATATTATGGCGCAGGTGCAGAACATTATAAAGCATTAATGCGCAATGCACCTATGACTAAAGGCGGTCAACCTGTTTATTCTGAAGATCAGATTGAAAAGGCGGTTAAACAAGGCCGTGAAAATTATAAAGGATGGCTGACAATGCAAATGAACATCGAAGCCAAGCAAGCTAAAGATAGAATTACGGCAGCTAAAATTGTATATAACCAATTAATAGCAAAAGGCGATTATGTAGGTGCATCATCTTACGCACACGCACAAGCAGCAGGCGCACAGACCGATATGGAAAAGGAAGCGTGGAGCGGTACAGAAGCATCAATGCGACCTAAACTTGATTCTATGTATGAAAAAGGCCTTAAATTAAATGCAAAACAAAAGTTTGAGTTAAAAAAATATGCTGAAACTCATACATACGAAGAAACACTAGCACACGCACAACGAATGTACCCTGATAAAGTTGTTGATGATAGCTTTGATGGAGTATTACTCGAAGCGAACGATAACCGATTAAAGGCTAACAAAATTGATTTAACACCTTATGATAGCGAAATTCAAAGTGCGTTGCCTGCTGACAAATCATTGCGTTCAAGTTTTGAATATGGTGTTAAACAAGAAATGTTAAGCCGTAAAGCTGACTTTGAAAGCAAGCATGGTAGAGCGCCTACAGAAGCAGAAATGCATGATATATTTGAGGGCGCATTAGCAACACAAACATTACGAAGTACAGAAAAACCATATTTCGGTGATGGTGATGATTATAGCGCACCTATTAGTGCTGCAAGTAATAGAGCGATGGGTATTGTGCATGTTGAACCTGTTGGCAACCATTATGTGCGTGTAACATATCAAGATGGCTCGACAAGAGATATTTACGAAAGCGTGTATAACAACATGCAAAGAAGATATAACGATAATGGAGATTAAAAATGGCTAAACAAACACTTGAACAAGAACGGCAAGAAGCACTAGCCGTACAGAATGGTTATGTTAAAACATCGCCATCATTTAGTGCTAGTGCTGGTGTTCAATCTAAACCTACTGGCGGTTTTACAGAAGTAGGTAATGCAATAGGGGCAGGGATAGATACAACTGCACAAGTAGTTGATAACGCTATTAATGCGATTAAGGCTATTGCAAATACACCACGCACAATGGAAGAAACTAATGCTGATGGTACAACCACTTATTACCCATTTGGTAAAGCGGACAATCCATATCAAGGGTTAGAACCATTAGGACAGTCATTACAAAAAGTACTTCCTACAAGTGTTGTTAGTAATACGGATAGATTATTTCTATACAATAATGATACCTTACGTTATAACGAAGCTATTAGAATGGGGAAAGTATTAGATATTGACCCTGATGTAATTATGCGTGGTGATGATAAAGCATTTGAACGTGCTGATTATTTATCAAGACGAGTTGAACGTGGCGCAGTATTACAAGATATATACGATGAATTCCCTGAACTGTATAAAGTAAAATATGGTTCACAAGCTGAACAATTACAAGCAATCAACAATCTACAATCAATTCGTGCTACGAAATCTACGTTTGATGCAATTCAACAAGGTATTTGGTCGATGAACGATCAGATGAAGTTAGGTGATGTTGGTTTTGAATTGGCACATACAAAAGACCCTGAACGTATTAACGAATTAACATCAGAAATGGAACGCTTGCAAAATAACTTGCGCAACTACCGAACACCTGACGGGACTAATCCATTACAAGAAGTATTCGGACAAACGGCAGCACAAGCATACATGATGGGTAAACAAGGCGGTACAGGTGCAATCATAGGCGGTGCAATCGGTGCGGTAATTGGTGGTTTAACTACCGATGGTGTAGGTATAGGCGCAGGCGCAGTAACTGGTGCTAAATGGGGTGGCGGTGCTGACATGGCCTATGAAATGTACAAAATGTCATTCGGTAACAAATACCTAGAACTCATTAATAAACGTGATGCAAATGGCAATAAAGTATACTCTAATGATGAAGCCTATAAATACGCTATGACATACGCTGCAGTTGATACAGGTATTGAAATGGCATCCACACGTTTCATGATTAAAGGCATAGGTAAAGTAGCGCCTAAAGCGGTTATGTCGAAAGTATTACAAGGTGCTACAAGTGATACAATCGCAACATTTAATAGGGGCATTGGCACTACTGTTGCACAAATGGCCAAAGCATCTGTTAAGGCTGGCGGTTCTGAATTAGTCGAAGAGGGCTTGCAAGACATCAATGAAAAATTCCAACATAACCTATACCGTAATGCTAATGACACTGAGGGAGTATATTCCATAGGTGATATGGCAGTAGGTGCAGGAAGTGCAATGTTACAAGCCTTACCTGCAGTTATTGGTTTAGGTGCAATTGGTGGCGGTATTAGTGGCATCCACACTATGAAAGCCTTTCACGAATTTCAAAAGCTAACACCAGAAGAACAACAACACGCAATCATGGCAGAACAAAATCGAAATGGTAATGCTATCATGCAAGCATTGAAACAAGATGCATCGTCAAATAAAATGGCAAAAGAAAACCCTGAACTGTACGGAAAGATTGTACAAGCACAGGGCGATAATGTAGGTGTATCTACTGCATATGTAAATGTCAATGAAATGGCAGAAACAGAGCAAGGGCAACAAGCTATTAAGAACATGATTGATAGTGGTTTGGTAACGCAAGAGGAAGTATCGAAGAGCATTGAAGCTAATGCAGATATTCCTGTACCAATCGGAAAGTATGCACAATTAAGCGGTGGCTTGACGGAAGAAACTGTAAAAGCGCTAGAGGAAAGTACATACTTTACTCGTGGCGGTATGTCTATGAAAACCCTAGAACGTGCAAAAGCGGAAGTGGAAGCCTTTAATAATAACCTAGTTGATGCTACCGAAAAGAAAGCAGCACGAGTTAAGGAAAGCATTATCCGTGATGAATTTGAAGATGCAAGCGATGTAGATCGTGAAGTGCTAGACCAAGTATTTGCTAATCCTACACAGGTTAAGCAAGCGTATAATAACTTGTACAAAAACTTGGTACAAGACTATCGTGAAAATTACGCAAGCGACTTTGACAACATGGACAATGATATTAAAGAAGCTACGGCAAGCGGTGTAGAGCCACAATGGTTGACTGATTACAAGTCTAACAATGGCGGTAAAGCACCACGCACGAACGCAGAACGCAGACGTGCAGCATTTCATTCAAGCGTAGCAAAAGCACAAACTGCATTTGCTGATAATACGGAAGCGCTTAACCAAAGCAATATCCATCATGCTGATATGGAACATACGCTACAACAAATTGAAAGTCTTGAACGCTTGCACGATAAGATTTTTACATTAGCCGATAACGATATAGCGTTACGAATGCAATTATCCAAGAGTGGCTATGAAGTGTACAACAAAGTAGTTAAAGCGATTGGCGAAAGTACCGATAGAAAACAACGTGAAACGGCAAAAGCTAATGCGTTGTTGATGGCACAACATGCTGATGTAATGGCACAATATATGCGACAAAAGGGCAAAGGCGGTTATACCGCTATGGATTATTTCCGTGATAGTGTGCGTATCAAAATGGATGCAGTTTTAGAAAAACAAAAAGGGTATAATCAATTAAATCAAAGTGCAAGACTTAAATTAAGTATTGATAAGAAAAAGTGGAGTAGAATTATAGATAATATTTCATCTTATAAAAAATCTGATTTAATTAGAGTTATGGATACTCCAGCTGTACTGCAACTCGTAGGTGTTAAGGATTTGCCAATTAAAATGTATGTTTCTAAATATTTTAATATGAAAACAGGTGCTGGCAAAAACAATCAACATAAGACAGTTACTAACAAAATGTGGAAACAATTACCGAGTGCATTGGTAGATCCGATTGCAATTTTTCCATCTAAAACAGTTAATGGTTCAATTGTGATTATGACAGAAATTACAGATAGCAACAAAAAGCAAAGTGTTGTTGCTTTGGAATTATCAACTAATGTTGCAAAGAATATTACAATTAATAGAATAAAATCTTTTTATCCTAAAGATAATGCTAGTGCAAACACGTGGTTTTATAATAATTTTGCAGATAAAAATAATCCGCCATTATATATTAACGAACAAAAAACCACTAGATGGTTTACGAGGAACGGGCTCCAATTGCCTTACCAAGTAAACCAATCTAGTGGTTACTTTAATAAAAGTATACCAAATGAAAAAGATTTAAGCAACTACAGAAATGCAAATAGTAATATTTTTTATCAATCCGCATGGCATGGTTCACCATATAACTTTGATGAATTTGATTTAGGTAGTATCGGTGGTGGTTTAGGAGCACAAGCATTTGGTTGGGGGTTATATTTTACTGAAAACAAAAATGTAGCTGAAAAATATAAAGTAGAGCGTAAATCCAAAAATAAATTTACTTTAAATGGTAATGATATACCAATTGAGTATGTTCCTGTTATAGAGCAGATATTTGGTGGCATTAATGTAGAGAATAATAAAGAAAGCCTATTAAATCGGTTGATTCTCAATAGAGATGCTGAACAAAGTAATTTAGATTTAGTTACTAAAAATCTGAATGAATTAGATGGTGTTTTAGATTTTATAACACAAAATAGTAAATTTACTATTAATAAACTACCAACACTTGTTGATAATAAGTTTGAACGAATGGCAACTGTTATATTAAACGATGCTAAAACCAAAGCTAAATCTGATAACAAACGAGTGAATAAAGAATACCTATTTGATGTTATTGAGGAGTTGCAGAACAGATACAAGAAACATTATATTTTTTATAATGATATTGTTTCGAAAATTTCATATCTAATTGATAATATTGATAGTTTTGAAGTAACTTCTGTTTACAAGCCAACACTATATAATGTTGAAATTCCAGATACAGACACAATGTTAGATTACTCAAAACCAATTAACGAACAGTCGGAATATGTTTTAAACAAAATAAAACAATTAGATCTGACTGACATTAATAAAACTGGTAAGGAATTTTATAATGATTTGTCAGAACGTTTAGGTGGTGACAAAAACGCATCTCTTAAATTAAACGAGTTAGGTATAAAAGGGATTAAATACAAACATGGTCTTAGTCATAATTTTGTAGTGTTCGATGATAAAGCAATCAAAGTTATTGAAAAGTACAACCAATCTGTTAATGGCATGACCGAAATCATGAGTGATGGCGAACGTATTATCAGCATTTTCAAAACCGCTGATAGAAGTACATTCTTGCACGAAATGGGCCATGTATTCTTTGATGATATTCAAAAATTAGCATCTATGGACAATGCACCTAAACAATTACTTGATGATTGGAACACACTCAAAGAGTGGAGCGGTTGGGTTGATGGCGAAAACGTAGATAACACCAAAGCACATGAGAAATTCGCAAGATGTTGGGAAAGCTATTTACGAAGTGGTGAAGCACCAACAAAAGGATTACAACGAGTATTCCGTCAATTCTCTAAATGGTTAACTCGTATTTATCGTAGTGTGCAACGTTTAGGCGGCGAAGTACCATCTGACATTAAAGATATAATGGCACGTATGATAGCCACACAAGATGACATTGAAAACTACGCACATGAGCAAGCATTAGAGCAATTTGAAAATACAAAATTGTATCAACAGTTGAGCGAAAGTGAACAAGCACGAGTACAAGGCTACATTGCTGACATTAAAGAAAAAGCAAAAGAACGTGTAATGCGTAAGTACATGAAAGAGTTAGATAATCGACCTATTAAAGAATGGGAAGATGTAAAATACGATGTACAAACTGCAATAGAAAAACGATTAATCGAAGAATATCCTATCTACAAAGAACATCAACGATATCTTGCAATTGGCGATGCAGCGTTGGTTAATACTCAATACGGCAACATCGAAAACCTAAAGAAAGCAGAAATAGAAGAAACAGGGGCCACCTTTGAAGATGCTATTAAGCAAGAGATGGAACACGCAAGATCCGAATTTGTTGAGGTCAACAATATCGGAAAATCCAATGAGCAAATAGCGGAAGAAATGCTATTATCTAACCAAGGTCAAATGGCACTTACAGAAGAAGAGGCTAAACTTATTAAGCAATATACTAATAAGGATTTGGCTAACAATTGGCAACTATTGGATAAATTGCAGCGGTTAGACCCTAATAGAGAAAATCTTGATGCGGAACTAGCACCGATTGAAAAGGCAATTACTAAAGCGGAACAAATCAAACAGGATAATGCAAAAGTAGCTAAAGAATTGAACTCTACTTCTAAGGAACTCGACAAAGCCGAAGATAAAATAGAGAAATTGAAAGCACAGTTACAAGAACGCATTAATGCTGTTCGTGCAATCCGTGATGGTGGGTTTGGCACTATTCCTAAATACATGAATAAGGCCCGTGCTGAATTAGGTGATTTGACATTGGCACAAGCGAGCCAATATAAGAAATACCAAAATCAAGCAATCAGAGATGGTAAGAATGCAGATAGAGCATTAGCCGTTAATAAGGTAGAGGAAGCATTAGAGCATAAACAATCTCAAATGATGAATCAAGCAAGGGCTAGAGTGGCATTTGAAAATCAACAACGTATCAAGAAATTACGTACTAAATTGTTAGAACAAAATGCACGCATTACTCGTGCGAAAAACCCTGTAATGCTAGACCCTCAATTGCGGTACTTCTATACTCATATGATGTACCAAATGGGGTTGATTAAGCGTGATGGATTGATGCCTACAGATGGATTTGATGAAACGGTTATTACTAATCGACTTGACCCAGACGCAGGTATAGCAGGATTCAATACATTAATTAGTATGGATGATACTGTAAGCGGTATTTTTAATGCTAAATCACCTCGTACATTCGCTACCTTAACCGTTAATGAATTGAACATGCTCGAAGAATTAATGACTGGCATGTATCAAAACGGACGTAGGGAATATGAGCATAATAGCTTTTTAACTGAAAACGGCAATCCTTTATCTATTGATTATGTAGAACGTGATATCCTTGATAAGGCTATTGAAACATTTGGCGAAGTAGAAGAAAGCACTTTCAACATTGAAAATAGCAAGACTACTAAAAACGCTATATTCAATAAGATGGCTAACTTCGTTGAATCGTTACAACAAATTAAAACCATCTTGCGCCGTTTAGATGGTGGCAAGGGTGGCCCTGCTGAAATGTATATCTACGATACTATTAACCGTGCACGGCAACATTTCAACGAACGTCTTGAAAGTGAAACGATGCGCCTAGCTAAAAACGTAGCATTATATTCTCGTAAGGAACTCTATAAAATCCGTAACGAACGAGGCTATCAAGTAGGGGATGCAAGAAACCTCACTAAAGAGCAAGTTATGGCCCTAGCCTTGAATTGGGGGACAGAACGTAATAGACAACGTGCTATAGAGACCGTAAAAGCCACTGAGGTTGAAATAGAACGACTATTCCAAGACGTACTCGATGATAGAGACTGGGAATTTATTATCCGTGAATGGGAGCAAATCAACTCATTTTATCCAGAACGTAGTGCAGTACAAGAACGCATGACAGGTAATCCATTAAAGAAAGAAGAAGGAATTACATTTAGAATCGGCGGACGTACCATAGAGGGGCAATATTACCCTATAATGTACGACCCTAAGACTAGCGGTAAATCTTCTAATCATGAAATGGAAGATATAGCACAATCATTCATGAGTAGTAATGCTACCTTTGGTTATGGCATGAGTGCTACTAAATCACGTCTTGATAAGGTGAAAGATAAACAATTGTTATTGTCTTTAGATGTAATACCTCGTGCAATTACAGAAAGCATCAATCACATTACGATGCGTGAGGCGGTTACGGATGTAAATACGTTAATTAATCGTAAAGAATTTGCTGACTATATTACAAATAAACTCGGTGCTAGTGAGTACCAATACTTGCGCCAATGGGTACGAGACCAATGGACAACGGAAGTATCTCGGTTAACCGAATTTGACAATATGATGCAAACGATTAAGCGTAATATCTCATCTGCTGTTATGGCAGGCAAGGTAAGTGTAGCTATCCAAAACGTGGCGAATATTCCTGTGGCTATGGAACAATTAGGCGCAGCAAGAGTAATGCGTGCGTTATATCGTGCAGGTGTAGGCGTATATGGCCGAGGTTCTGGACGGTATAACGAAACTTATGAATTCGTATTAGGAAAATCCGTAATGCTCCGTGAGCGTGCACAAACACTTGATAAGGATATGCGTAGAGGTTTAGAAATCGGCGGTAAAGGATTTACGATTGATGGTAAATCTGTAGGCGGTTACACCATGGAACAATTAGGCGAGGCCCGTGATGCTATTAATAGTTGGGGTTACAGTCTACTTTCTGAAACGGATCTAATGCTTTCTGTTCCGATTTGGAAAGATGTATACGATGTGGAATATTCTAAACTTGTACAAAAAGAGGGTATATCTTTAGAGTGGGCAGACCAACGAGCAATTGAACTAGCTGATAAGGCTATCATTGATATATTTGGTAGTGGTGATATTAAAGACCAAGCAGGCATACAACGTAACAAAGGGACTATCGCTAATTTTGCGACTACGTTCTACACGTATGCTGGCACACTATGGAATATGCAACTTGACGGATTCTATGCATTTAAAGATAGAGGGGATTTCAAGAAATTCGCTCGTGTAATCTTCTATGACCTATTTATGCAAGCTGTAATCATGGTTATATATAATAATCTCTTTGGTAGCGATGATGACGATGACCCTACAAAAGTAGCTAAGTCATTAACTAAAGAATTTGTAAATCAAAGCGTCATGGGCGTACCGTTCGTGCGTGAGGGTATCACACAAGCTATGAATAGAATGTTGGGCGAAAAGGTATACAATCGTGGAACGTCGCCGTTATCCTATGCGGTAATCGATAAAATCGATGATATATTTACTGCTGTGAATAGTAGTAAAAAGGATTGGACGGACGTAGGACGTGCAGGACTACAATTTGCCAATTCTATGACAGGGTTAAGCAATACACTAACCGATGGCGTCATGACAATTGCAAAATACGGTTTAACGGATATAGATGCAGAGCTCGAAGATTTGCTATATTCCGTCATCTTTGATAAACGATTGAAATCTAAGAAAGAAAAACAAAAGGAAAAAAAGCAAAATAAACATTAATAAATAAGGACTACTCAATTATGGGTAGTCCTGTTTAATTAGAAAGGGGAACAAATATGATACCAGAGGTCAATAAACCTAGTGTAGTTTATCAATGTGATGGAGTGAATAAGAAATGGATATGGCCGTATGACTTTTACATGATTGAAGATATAGCCTTAATCATGGTGGATGCAGACGGCACAGAAAGCGTACAAACAGGCAATATAGATTATGATAAAGAAAACAAAACTTTAACATATCCTGCTGATGGTGATCCATTAGACAATACGCACAAGATTATTCTTGAACGTAGAACACCAATTAAACAAGATACAGATTTACCCGATGAGTACCCTTTCCAAAATATCGAACACATGACAGATAAGGTAACATTGATTTTGCAAGAAATGCAGGAGAAAATGAACCGAGCCTTATTAATCCGTGTAGGTAGTGATGAGGATGCAACAACAGTTGCTCGTAAAATTGTAGATACATCTACAAAGGCAGCAAATGATGCTATAGATGCGTATACAAAAATCAAAGCGGAAAGCGATACTATTAACGCTAATGCAGAAACGATAAAAACGCTAGGCGGTGAAATAACAGAATTAAGCCGTACGGTCGATGATAAACTAGCGACTAGCAATACCGCACTTGATACATCGAGTGCTAATGTAGTAAAAGCAGAAAAGCTAGTGGCAGATGCAAAAGCATATGCAGGACAAACCACAGTTGATAAGCGTGATATTAATGAGTTGGTGAGCCAAGCACGAACTTTAAAAACCGACATCGACAATAAACAAACATCAATCGCAAGTAACGCAATTAAAGCAACAGACGCGGCGAAACGTGCAGAAGTCGCAGCTAGTAAATCGGAACAAATCGCCTTGCCTAATGGCGGTGGATTGATTACCAAGACCGAAGCAGATACAAAGTTTATTCCTAAAGATAGCCTATATGGCATCGTATCTGTTAAAGACTTTGGGGCAGTTGGTGATGGTGTAGCCGATGATACGGCAGCATTCAAACGTGCTAATGATAATTTGAAAAACAAAATATTGTTAATCCCTAATGGCATCTACAAAGTGAATGAACATGTTTCGTTTGATACTGTTGATAGTGTTATGGATATGGGAACATATAGCAATATCAAGCCATTCTATCCAACCGAAACACCAATGCTTAAAGGTGCATCTAATATCGCATTTGTTAAAAACATCCAATATGGTGATGAGGTTAACCAATGTCAAGGTTTTACCTACAACGATAAAAAGAATGTGTTTGTGTTAGCATGCATCAATGGTGATGGTACAAAACAAAATTTATACGAACTCAATCCAGATACATTCGAAATTGTAGGTACGTATAAATTTAGCGACCCAGAACGTATGGGCCATTGTAACACTATGTGCTACAACAAATACACAAATAAGATTTACCTTGCTAATGGCTTAAAGAATGGTAATAACTTATCTGTATTTAATGCGGATACAATGACATTTGAAAAGACTATCACATTGAATGAGCGTGTATTTAATATTGGATATGATCCTATCACACGAACTTATGTAAGTATCGTACCAATTAGCGGTCAACAACGCTTACGTGAAGTCAACTTGTACAATGATGATTTCAAGAAAATGAAAACATATCAAATCGACTACCAATATGATGATTTCAATAACAATGGTGCATTAATGCTTAACGGATGCATCATGAGTGCAACGCTCGGTAGTTTGGTAGAATGTACACCATTTGGCACAGTTAAACAGATTATCGAAATTAACAGAACTACTGAAATCGAAGATATAGCATACTGCAACGGCAAATTCTATTTTGCGGTACTAACTGAAAAGCCTAGTAAACGGCATCAAGTAGATATTTATGTAGGTGATCCAAACAGAGATTATCAAAACTCAATCAATACGGCTCGATTGGCAAGCCTGGATTATTTAAAACTCACAGGCGGTAATGTAAGCGGTGCGATTGTACTCAACAATAACATTTTGCTAGAGGGGAAAAAGACAGATGGACATGGTGTGCGTATTGGTAAAGTATCTACATCTGATGCGGTGGAATTGGGAGACCCTAGCGTTCCTGTATATTTGACAGGTACAATCTTAAAACACTATGACGGCACAGATAGTAGCACAGTATTAACCACTAAGCATTATGGAACGGCTATTTATAGTAAAGCCAAAGCCGATGAAACATTTGTTAAAAAGGATGAGGCTGGTTCATTTGGTTTTCCGTACTCTAAATTGGATACTGTAACAGATTGGAATACACTCACAACACAAGGGTGCTATGAAATCAATTTCGATGGTGGTGCTAATAATCCGCCACGTTCGCACAAACAAGGTATGCTGATTGTACTTAACTTTGGTGATGGTAAACTAATCGACCATACGTTGCATACATTAAATGGTGAAACCTATCATCGTACTTTCATGGCTGATAAATGGGGTTCTTGGGGGAGAGTACAAACATCATTGAATAGCCGTGTTCAATTGTGGAGTAATAAAGGTACAATTGAGGTGGGTGTAAATGGCTAATATTACAATAAGTGGTGCTAGTACAGGTTCATTTAATATGACCGATGAGATCCGTGATATAGGGAATAGTAAATATTTAAAAGTTGCAATGAGCGACAAGTCTTATTACGCTAGGTTATCTACAGAAAAGCCATCTGATAATAATATGTATGTTATTATCGATAATACTAAGTATTATGTGCAACAAAACCCTATATTATTCGAACCAATATATTATGAACATGATTACAGTAGCTTTGAACAACGATTTACTGTATGGCTACCAAAAGGTAGGTATTTGGTTGAATTCAATACAACAAGCACATCAACAAGAACGTTTGTTATACCTAGAGGACTGAACGCAATAATTGTTCATAGAACCGCTATTGGGAAGAAAGTATTTTTAACTGTAACCAGCGATAATCAGGTTTTATTTAATCAAAATAACACACAAGGGAACCATAGAACTTGGTTTAAAATATCAAGACAGGGAGATTAGTATGATAGAAATCTTTATTCCAATATTTAACGAGGTGTTTAATGTGAGTGAAGCGGTACGCATATCATTGGCTATATTCACAACAGTTATTCTTGTGTTTATAGATACAGTTTTACGAGTATTAGCGGAAGCAAGGAATTACAACCTAGCAACAAAGAGAGAAGTTACAATCAAAAATACTATACTAGCTATCCTATGGAGAGGTTGGGCGGTAGTAGAAATTAACGGAAAACCTAAACGATTTTTAGTAAGTGGCAAGCTACGAGCGGATATGACTAAGAAATTAGTCAAATCCTATCCGTGGCTTTTTTTGTTGGCATTCATTCTATTAACATTGCCTGATGTAGTAGTACCTGTATTGGGCCGTGTAGATGTATTTCTATGTACATTGCTGTATTTGATACCTATATTTATCGAATTGGCATCGTGCGTAGAAAATATGATAGAACTCGAATTAGTAGAAACGAGGTGGTTTAAACGTGCGATAGGGCTATTTAAACAAGTGATTGATTTCGTTAAATCGGTAAAGGAAGCGATTAAATGAAGATTAACTATGAGGACACCGTAACATTGATAGCATTATCCGCTGCACTAATTATGACTATTTATCTTGAACAAAAGGATTTGGCAAGTGTGATAGTCGGTGCGTTAAGCGGTTATATTGGTGCTAATGGTAGTGTTAAGCGTTCCCAATATATTAATGAGGGTAGTGTTGTTGAAAAAAAGGAGTTAGAGAAATGAATGAATTAGGGAGTTTGAGTGCAGTATATGAAAGTAATGGCGACCCTGCTTGTGTATCAAGTGGGGTTAATGATGCAGGCGGTATTTCTTATGGCACATATCAATTAGCTAGTAATTGCGGGAGCGTTGATGAATTTCTGGGTTGGGGATTACGGCAAGGCGGATTTTATACAGATTACGCAAGAACATTGGTGGATAGTGGCGAAATCAATAGTGATGAGTTTATCGACCAATGGAAAGAACTCGGAACGATTGATAGACAAGGATTTGCACAAATGCAACATGACTACATCAAGGCTAAATACTATGATGTAGCGTGTAAATTGTTACAAGATAACATGTTCCATGTGGATAAACACTCCGACACATTGAAAGATGTGATATGGAGCAGAACAGTACAATATGGTGTAGGTAATATCATTGATATGTTCTACGATGCATTGAAGTTAATGGAAAAGGCCTTAAATTTAGAATTGCCTAATTTGTCATATGTTGATGATAAACGCTTTGACTATGACATCATCGCTTGCATCTATGATGTATGTATGACTACTGCATGGAATAATAGTGCATTGCGTGATAACTTAAATGAACGTTTCGCCGATGAAAAATTTAGAGCGTTGGAAATGCTACAAAATGAATTAAACGAGGTGTAAGCCATGTTAATTAGTAAGTTGGTACAAACTATCAAGGAACACTACAAACTAGCCGTAGCGATTGCCCTATGCGTTTTTATCGCTATTGTAGGTGTATGGATATATCATCACAAACAAAAACAATTAGAAAAACCTGTTATTGTTACACAAGAGCAGGCTAAATCACCTCAAGAATTGTCAAAAGCAATTCATGTTACTGAACAAGAAGCACAGGAAGTGATTTCCAAAAAGGAAAGAACTCAACCGATGGCGACATACTACACGCAAGCACCGACAGTTGAAGTTGCAGCAGAACAGGTAAAACAGGATATTGCACATAGCAACCCTAACCTACCAAAAGTGGCTACTGAAAAATCTGATAGAACCGCAGTAGTTGCTAACACCGATGAACAAAAAGTTGATGTGTACAAAATCAATCTAAACAAAGGACACAAGATAAAAGCTGGTGTTACTTTGATAGATAATAAAGCCTATGAAACTATAGGCTATCAAGCTGGTAAATTTGAAGTATTAACACATTTCAATGGACAACATTTAGAGGGCGCTAGCGCACTTTACACAGTAAAGGAATGGTGATCTAACTATCTCCGAGTTGCACGGATTGCAACAAACAACTGTTAATTGACAGTTGTAAACTATTACTTTATAACTGAAAGGAATAACACAATGGCACAAGTATTTACATTTAACGGAAAAACACATCAATTCGCAGAAGATATTCAACCAAACAAAGAGGGGTTATATATGGCAACTCTTAAAGATGGTGATAACGTAACATGTGAAATGTGGTTTGTGAATGGCGAACTACACCGATTAATTGAATTAGACTAA